TGATTAGGATGTGGTCTGCAACTCCTGATGGTCAGCAAGTGGTCTTCCCTCGGCGCAGCAGGGCCGGTGGCTTCTCACGAGGCTTCCCGGCCCTTGCTGTTTCTACTTGACGCTCGGCCGCTGGTTGGATTAGAAGGAAGTTGCTCCGGGGCTTGCAAACTGCATTGGATGAGACTTGTGCCGGGTGCGGCCCCGGAGCACTTACGAGGGGAAGCCATGAAGTTGTTAGCGGCATCAGGTCTTTTGTTCCTGGCGTTCGGTGCCTTCATCTACGTCCAGGATCGGACACGACCGGCGAGTCGATCGCAGATGGCGAGGAAGGCGGCGTGCTGCTGCGGTGGGCCGTCGAAGTGTGTCTGTGAACCGGGTGAATGCACGGCGGATCGCTAATGGGACTTCCGAACGTCAACAATGGGCCGGGGAAGAGGCCGGGTCGAAAGCCCGGCCCTCAGCTTCATATCCCGACACTGCTTCGGCAGTACCGGGTGATCTGGCGTGCCGGCACCGCTCCGAACGAAAAGGACCGTGCACGAATCGCCGCCGACCCGCCTTTGTTGACGCTGCACCAGCTTCTCGTGAACGATCCGGCGAAGTTCCAGCGTGAGATGAACAAGCTGGAGGTGGAGTACCGAAGCCGGAGTGATGACTGGCACGAACGGCGACGGAAGGAGAAGAAGGAGCAAGCGGAGAAGGAAGAGCGGGAAGCTGCGGCTCGGGCCAAGGACGAGGCCGGCAAGAAGGTGCTGATCCCGTTGGAGCCGGCGGAAGAGAAGGCCGAGGCGTTGATCGAGAAGTTGCTGGCCGAGTGGAAGAATCGGCCGAAGAATCAAGCCGTTTAGGAATCTCAACCGGGTAAAAGCCCCCGGTTGGACCAGACCCCGGAGGGCTCATGGAAGGGCTCGAATCGCTCATCGCCCGTGTTCGCACACGTCTTCAGAATGCCGGCGGCACGAACGTATCGGTGCCGAAGGAAGAACTGGACCTGCTGATCATCGCGGCGACACGCCGATCCCCTTCGACAAATCTCCGGCTCAGATACCGAGTTCAGGATTACCTCGCCGAGTGTGCCGATCCTGTGACGCCGGGTGCCGTGGGGCAGGCGTTGGGTTGCGATCCAGCACAGGCGGGTCGGGTACTCGCGGGCCTCGTGAGGGACGGGATGGCCCGGCGAGTGGAGGGCATGGTGAACGCATACGCTCGGCTTCGGCCGTCAGAAGAAACGGGTCGAGTAGTTGACGAATCAGGTTCAGGTCGCTCATGATGATCACTCTGGCAGGTCAGGGGCCGCTTCAGGGTGAGGGGGCGAATGGCGTGCCGGTTCACCTTGGGAGCAAGCCATGCCGCAGTGGATGGACGTTTCGATCCGGTGGGAAGAGCACGGAGCGTGGTTCGTCATCAGCCGTCGAGATGAGATGTTCGATGCGAAGATTCGGGCGGCACTGACGATGTGCCAGGGCCAAGGTTCCGACCCTGAGCAGTTATCACGGAACATCACGACCCTGATCCTGGAGAAGCGGCCCGAGCTTCAGGGGATGCGTTTGCTGATGATGGAAGGGCCGACGCCGTACAAGCCGAACTGCTGGCGGTTCCTGGTCCTGCACGAGTCATTGCCTGTTCTTCATGACGGGTTGTTCCCTGACGAGATTTTCATTGCCGATCGGGTGCCGATCTCGGACGAAGATGTCCAGCGCATCATGGAAGTGGCTGACGGCCCGATGGTTGTGATCGACTCGAAGGAATCTTGATGTTATCTCCCGGCCTCTACTACCAGCACGTCCCTCGTGATCCCGTCGAGAACCTGGAATTCCGCCGCTGGCTGATGCAAGCCTGCCAGGAATCGCCGAGCTATCGACGGGCCGTCATCCACGCCTGCAAGGTGGACTGTCTTTTCTTCGTGAACGTGTTTTGTTACCAGATCAACCCGAAGCCGGTCGGCGAGCATACGTCGGAGATCGGCCCGTTCATCACCTGGGACTACCAGGACGAAGCGATCGTCGGCGACAACCCGAAGTCGCCCGGCATCCTGTGGTGCATCGAGAACGGCAGCGACTTGGTGATCGAGAAATCCCGAGACATGGGGGCGTCATGGATTTGCATCTTGGTAATGCTGTGGCTGTTCCTGTTCCACGAGTGGAAGAAGTTCACGATCGTCTCGAAGGACCGGGACTCGGTGGACAACCGGGAAGACCCGGACTCGCTGTTCTGGAAGATGCGATTCGTGCTGGGGTATCTGCCGAAGTGGTTGATCGGGGAAGTGGAGGAGCAAAAGATGCTCCTCAAGAGCCACAAGACTGGATCGAGCATTTCCGGCGTGGCTTCTACGGGCAAGGCTGGAGTCGGGGGGCGGGCCACAGCGGTTTTCTGTGATGAGTTCTCGCTGATTGAAGAAGCTCGTGAAGTCTTCAGTCGCACGAAGGACACGACCAACTGCCGAATCTTCAACGGCACCCACTACGGCACCGGCGGAATGTTCTATGACCTATGCGACCCAGGGAGCGTGTATGCACGAAGTGTCAAGAAGTTGGAGATGCACTGGTCCAAGCATCCTGACAAGAGGAAGGGGCTGTACCGCTGGGACAACGTCAAGCAGTGTGCCGAAGTCCTCGATCACGACACGCCGTGGCCGCACGATTATGTCCCGGTGTCGGATGGCCTTCCTGCTGGTGGCCCTTACCCCGGCATCCGTTCGTTCTGGTACGACAAGGAGTACATCGCCCGAGGCGGCGATCAGAACAAGCGGGAGATCGCGCTTCACCTCGATATGGACCCTCGCGGGTCTTCGAATCAGTTCTTCGACACCTTGGCCATCACGTCCCTTCGTCGTGAGTATGCCCGTGAACCTCTGGGCCGATACGACATCGTTTACGACGATGCGACGGGGAGGCCGATCGTCGGCCAGTACGGGGCGCTCGTAAGTTCGCCTCGCGGCCATCTGCAACTCTGGTGTCAACTCGACTACAAGGGCAACCCGCCGCCGGGGAAGTACGTCATCGGCGGCGACATCGCCACGGGCACCGGGGCCACGCCGAGCGTCTTCGCGATCATGAACGAACGTGGGGAGAAGATCGGCCGGTACTTCAACGCTCGAATCGAGCCGATTCCTCTTGGGCCGCTGATGGTGGCCCTGTGTTGGGTGTTCAAGTCCGACGACGGCCAAGGTGCCTTGCTGGTGTGGGAGCACAACGGCCCTGGCTTCAAGTTCTGCGAGCGAGTGCGTGAGATCGGGTACGGCAACATCTGGTATCGTCCGGCGAATGCCTGGGCCAATCACCGGGTCATTGCCGACACGCCGGGCTGGTGGCCGAGCAAGGCGGCGAAGATCACGCTCCTGAACGACTACCGGCACGCCTTGCAGCATCGGCTGATCGTGAACCCCAGCGACGAAGGTTTGCAGACGTGCCTCTCGTACGTGTGGAAACCGGACGGGTCCGTGGACCACGATCGGAAGGACGCGAACCCGGACGAATCCGGTGCCCGCGAGAACCACGGCGACGAGACGATGGCCGACGCCTTGACGTACATGCTGATCAAGGACAAGATCATCCGGCCGGAGCCGAAGGTGGAAGCCGAGAAGCTGGTCCCGTACAGCAAGCCGTGGCTGAAGAAGTACCGCGAGATGCACGAGGAGACGCAGAGCGAGTGGGGCCGCGAAGAAGCGTCAACATGGTAAAAGCCCCCGGTTCAAACTCGCAGTAGTTGGCACATTTCAGGCAAACCCGCTATCTTGGCGGGCATGGCAACCTCAACACGACGCAAGACCTACGAGCCGGAAGACGTTAATTACGACCGGCTCTGTTCGGCCGTGAATGCCTGCTATAAGGCGTTGGAGCCGTTCCGTCTAAACCGGGCCACGGCGATTCGCGAGTACGCCGGCAACCACTACGGCAACAAGGCGAAGGACGAGCGGGTGCCGCTGAACCTGCTGTCGATCTACGTGCAGGTGATGGTGCGGCTGCTGGTGGCCAAGTTGCCGCGTGTGTTGATCACGACGTTCGACAAGAAGATGAAGGCTTACGTCGGCACGGCCGAGCAGTGGACCAACGAGAAGTTAGGGGAGATGCTTTTCGATGAGACTCTGGAGCGATGGGTTGTCGATGCCATGTTCTCCATCGGCATCCTCAAGGTTTGTCTCTCAACACCTGCCGACGCTGTTTCAAACGCCTGGGACCTGGATGCTGGCGATCCCTTCGCCGAAGTGGTCGATCTCGATGACTTCGTGTTTGACATCCACGCACGTCGTATGTCCCAGGCCAGCTTTATCGGCCACAAGGTCCGAATTCCCAAGGATGTGTTGTTGAGCGACGAGAAGATCAGCAAGAAGATTCGTCGGCAGATCGAGGATCAGTGCAACTATGCCGACGATGACAACGCATATGGTGACACCGAGAACAAGGTCAGCACGCTCCAAAAGGGCGATGCGGCCACGGGCGACTCCGGCCGGAGCGAGTTCGAGGAGTACATCGACTGCTGGGAGATTTA